CAGGTGAAAGAAAACAAAGAACGTTTACCACAAGTAGAGATGGTAGTTCACCTCAAACAAATTTAACGGTTACAAGAACAAGAAGCACACAATCAAGTTCTTCTAACGATAACACTTACACTAATAGTTCGAATGTATCAACTAACAGAAGTTCATCAAGTTCTTCTTCAAGTTCAAGTTCGAAATCAAGTGGTAGAAGAGCAACAAGAAGAAATTAAAAAAAAATAAAAAAAAATGTATTTTGAGATTTTATATACATATATATTATATGTCTTTAGAGATAGAGACATTGTTTTTTGAAATTTTTGAGAAGTACGAGGAGTAATTAACTTCGTATGGGATTGACCGAATAATGGGTAGACTTTAGAAGCCCATAAGGTAATCCGCTTCAAGACTTGTGGTGAGTTGGTATTCGGCTAAATGTTGAAAATACCCTACGATAGTAGTTGAAGAATGTACTTTCAGATAAATAAAATAGAAGCGATTCTATTGACCTTGTTATGGGTAAGGGTAACTCCGAAATCCCATCTTAGTGGCCGAATTAATCTAAACTCAGAGAGATAAGGCAATACTACAGAGGTTATACTCACTCTGACGTAGACTAACCCTCTATGAAGAGAATCAACGTAACTGTTGGGTAGTAGGTATAAGGTGTAAAAAAATCTGAGCTGAAAGTTGTAGGTAATCGCTAGTCCTACATCCCCAAAATTTCTAACATTTTAAAAAAGAGGCTCACGATTTTTAGTTTCCACTATACTACAAACTTAAAAACACGAGTCTCTTTTTTTATTTTAAAAAAGTGAAAAAAAATTGATTTTAGTCAAGTGAGGTTATACTTATTTATGTATCAAGGTTACACTTGATTAAACAATAACAAATGAATAATAATAATAGGAGATTACTAAATGGACTTAACCGCAATCCGTAAACGTCTTGGTCAACTTCAGACCACAAACAATCGTACTTCAAGTCTTTGGAAACCACAACCAGGTAAAACACAAATTAGAATTGTGCCTTATGAATTCAATAAGGACAATCCTTTTATCGAGTTGTTTTTTCATTACAATTTAAATAATCGTTCTTACTTATCACCAATCAGTTTTGGTCGTCCTGACCCGATTGAGGAGTTTGCACAAAAACTTCGTGCAAGTGGTAACAAAGAAGATTACCAACTTTCTCGTAAATTGGAAGCAAAAATGAGAACTTTTGCACCAGTTATCGTTAGAGGTGAGGAGAAACAAGGAGTGAAATTTTGGGGATTTGGTAAAACTGTTTACCAAGAACTTCTTTCAATCATTGCAGATCCTGACTATGGTGATATCACAGATCCTGTAAATGGTCGTGATGTTGTAGTGGAATTCTTATCAGCAGAAGAGACAGGTGCAAGTTTCCCTAAAACTAACATTAGGGTTAAACCAAATCAAACACCAGTCTCAGATGATCCAGAGGTCTTGGAATCAGTAAAGAAACAACAAGACATTCGTGAAATCTATCAAGAACAAAGTTATGATGATTTAACTGAGGTATTGAATGAATGGTTGAATCCTGATGAGTCAGAATCATCAGAGGAGGAATCAGAAGAAAAAACTGTTTCCACAAGTCAACTTTCAGAAACTTCAAAAGTATCAAACACAGCTGATGCTTTTGATGATTTATTTAATAGTTAAATAACCTATGGTGGGTGGTACTAATCTGCCACCCACTCTTAACTTGGAGAAGATGAATGTCTGTAAATGATGTTTTAGCCAATGTACTGGCCGATTCACTAAATAAAAAGTTCAAAGATATGAAAGTAGCATACTTTCTTGATGGTACGGATACAACACCTACCGATATCAAGGATTTCATATCCACTGGTAGTTCTATGTTGGATTTGGCAATATCAAATAAACCAAATGGTGGTATTGCTGTAGGTAGAATTACGGAAATCAATGGATTAGAATCAAGTGGTAAATCACTACTTGGTGCTCACATTCTCGCAGAAACTCAGAAGAAGGGTGGAGTTGCAGTTTATATTGATACTGAAACTTCTGTTTCTCAAGAGTTCATGGATGTAATTGGAATTGATATGGGTAAGATGTTATATCTACATTTAGAAACCGTAGAAGATATCTTTGAAGCGATTGAAGAAATCGTAACTAAAGTAAGAGAATCAGATAAAGATAGATTAGTGACTATCTTAGTTGATTCATTAGCAGCCGCAACTACGAAAGTAGAGTTGGAAGCGGATTTTGATAAAGATGGTTGGGCTACTGCAAAGGCCATCATTATTTCAAAGGCTATGAGAAAGATTACTCAGATGATTGGTAGAGAGAGAGTTGCTCTTGTGTTTACGAATCAACTGAGACAAAAACTTGGTGTAATGTTTGGAGATCCTTGGACTACAAGTGGTGGAAAGGCATTACCATTTCATGCATCTACTCGTATTCGTTTAAAGAATATGGGACAGATTAAAGATACAGGTAAAAATGTATTGGGTATGAAATGTAGGGCTCAAATAGTAAAGAACAGATTGGGCCCACCATTAAGACACGCAGACTATGATATGTATTTCGATAGAGGAATTGATAATTATGGTGCTTGGTTAACCGTACTTAAAGAACATAAGTTAGTTAAGGTTGGTGGAGCATGGTATACTCTTACAGATGAACAAGGTAAAGAACATAAGTTCCAATCAAAAGATTGGGAAGATTTGATTACCAATAATGACGAATTGAGGGAGTATGTTTATAAAATCATTTGTGACAAGGTTATATTACAATACAAAGAGAAACTTGGTATTGATGATGTAGAATTCACAGATGAGGTTATTGGTGACTAACAAACGTTACATATCAATACTCGATGAGATTAAAAAATCTGGCGGTAAAGTAGATAGTGGTGAACCAAACGACTCGGTTTTACTAATAGATGGACTGAACACTTTTATTAGAGTGTTTTCAGCAATACCTACTACCAATGAAGATGGGGTTCACATTGGTGGAATAGTAGGTTTTTTAAGGTCAATTGGTTACACTATTAATATGACAAGGCCCACCCGCACTATCATCGTTTTTGATGGTAAAGGTGGGTCTAACCGCCGTAGAAAAATCTTTCCACAATACAAAATGGGAAGAAAAATGTCTCATCGTTTGAACAGAACACATGATTTTTTAACTCGTGAAGAGGAAAAGAAAATGATGGTGTTTCAGTTAAATAGGATTGTGCAATATTTAGAGTGCTTACCACTTACCATAATCAATATGGATAACATAGAGGCAGATGATGTGATTGGATATTGTGCAAAACATATATTCAAAGATTCAAAATCTACTATAATGTCAACCGATAAAGATTTTATACAGTTGGTTGATGAAAATATCAGAGTATATTCACCAACAAAAAAGAAAATGTATGATGAAGAAAAAGTGGTAGAGGAGTATGGTATTTCTTCTCATAATTTTTTATTGTATAGAATGTTAGATGGTGATGTAAGTGACAGTATACCTGGAGTAAAGGGTGTTGGATTGAAATCATTGATAAAACATTTTCCTTTTTTAGAAACTTCTCATAAATATACTTTAGATGATGTACTAAAAAGTGCATCAACTCAAAAAGGTACATATAAACTTTGTGAAGATATATCTAACTCACAAGACCAAATGTTATTAAATAAAAAACTTATGGATTTGGATGATGTAAATATTTCAGGTCATTCTAAATTAAAAATACAGAATATAACATCTAATCCAATTCAGAGAATAGTAAAACATAAATTTCAAAAAATGTTTTTAGAAGATAAAATGTATACAGCCTTACCTAATTTGAATAGTTGGTTACATTCTACATTTAATAGAATGAATCAAATGGCGGAGAAAACACATGGGACGTAAGAAAAAATATTTTACAAAAGATGAAAAGAAAAAGGCCCAACGCCGTTGGCAAATGGAACATTATATGCGTAATCGAGAAAAGATTTTAGCTTTAGCTAAACAAAAATATCGTGAGAAAAAAACTCAAGAGTTCTATGATAAAAAAGTACAAGAGATGTACAGAGACATAGAATGAACGTAGATTATAGTGTTTTAGAGAAATTTGTAGATATTGATGAGTTAGAATTAAATTATCATAGGGTTACAAGTGATATAAACTCTATTGATATTGAGGATGGTATTGAGTGGATATTTAAATACTATAGGAAAAACGGATTCCCACATTATACTGTACGTGATGAAGAGAGACATTCACATATAAATTCATTAAAAAGATTAGATACAAACAGTATCTTTATCGATAATCAAATTCAACAAACAATGCATGCTCTTAGATTAGCATGGAGTTATTTTCCTCATTGGGTAGATGTTCAATGTGGGAGTTCTAAAATGCCACCAATTGGATATTTTAAAGATGATGATTTACTTAAAACTATAATTAGAAAAACGTGGAAATGGCAAGAGAAACACGGTAACAATAAATTTACAGAAAATAGATTTAGGCAATCATTAAAATTATATCAAGGTTCTCAGGCAGTAAGTAACTTCAGACCAAGTGCCGCTAAAGTTATTTATGAGAAGTTTGGTGGTGATGGAGTAATTTGGGATATGAGTTGTGGTTGGGGTGGAAGATTGATTGGATTTTTAGCATCAAAAAACACTAAACATTATATAGGAACCGAACCTTCAACTAAAACATATGAAGGTTTACTAAAAATAAAAAAAGATTTTCTTTATCTTGGAAAACAGATTGATATTTATAAACAAGGTAGTGAGGAATTTCGACCTGAAGTAGATTCGTTAGATTTATGCTTCACCTCACCACCTTATTTTGATACAGAGAAATATTCAGATGAACCTACTCAAAGTTATAAGAAGTTCCCAACTTCAGATGAGTGGATAGATGGATTTCTAAAGAAAACTATAAAAAATTGTTATTACGGATTAAAAAAGAATGGTTATATGTTAATCAACATTGCAAATACACCTAAATATAAATTTATAGAAAAAGAAACTGTAAGGATATCAAACGATATTGGGTTCACACAAGAACCTACCGTAGATTTGATATTATCAAGTGTTGCCGGTAAAGGAATAAAAACAGAACCAATATTTGTATTTAAAAAGGGAAATAAATGAGTGAAACTTTAGTACAATACGGAACATCCTTTCAGAGTAAGATTATTGTAAGTTTATTAACTGATGTAAAGTTCATGAAACAAATTATTGATATTCTTGAAGTAAGTTATTTTGATTCTGACTCTAATAAGTTTATTATAAAAACAATACAAGATTATTTTACGAAATATAAAACTGTACCTACAATGGAAGCATTGAAAGTTTTTATTGATGAGATAGAGAATGATGTATTGAAATCTGGTGTAGTAGATTTTTTACGACAGGCTTGGTCACATAGAGAATCACCAGATTTAGAGTTTGTAAAAGAAAAGTGTTTAGAGTTTTGTAAGAATCAAGTTATAAAGAATGCCATTATGGAATCGGTTGAGTTATTGGATAATCACCAATATGATGAGATAAAAGGTGTGATGGATAGGGCAATGACTGCAGGTGTTGAGAGAGATATCGGACACGAATACATTACTGGTTTTGAAGAGAGAATGACACAACAAACAAGAGTAACTTTACCAACAAAGTGGGATAGTATAAATGAATTGATGGATGGTGGATTAGCAGGTGGTGAACTTGGAGTTGTAGTTGCACCAGCAGGTATTGGTAAATCTTGGACACTACAGGCGTTAGGTGCACATGCAGTTGCACAAGGTAAAACCGTAATTCATTATACATTAGAGTTAAATGCTCAGTATGTAGGATTGAGATATGATACAATAGTAAGTGGACAACCAACGGGTAATCTTCAGTATTACAAAGAAGATGTATTGAAGGCTATAAATAAATTAAAAGGTGAGTTGGTTATAAAATATTACCCAACAAGAACTGCAAGTGTAAACACATTAACTGCTCACTTACAACAATGTGAACTACAAGGAATCAAACCTGATTTAATTATTGTGGATTATGCTGATATCATGAAATCAACACAACACTTTACTGAGAAACGACATCAATTAGGACATATCTATGAAGAACTTCGTGGTATGGCTGGTGAGTTTGATATTCCATGTTGGACTGCTTCACAAGCAAATCGTTCATCTTTAGAAGAGGATGTGATTGATGCAAGTAAAGTATCAGAGGATTATTCTAAAGTTATGACTGCTGACTTTGTTATGAGTATGAGTAGAAAAGTAGAAGATAAAATAGCAAATACAGGTAGGTTCCATGTAATTAAAAATAGATTTGGGCCTGATGGTATTACATTCCCTGCAACTATTAATACTAATACAGGTTACATTATGATTTATGAAAGTAGTACTCAAGGTGGAAAGGAGGCACAAGGAAAAATGAATAATGCTGATGAGTATATTAGAAAAACATTGGCACAAAAGAAGAAGGATTTCGACTCAGATGGGTTTGAATAAAACTTCAAAGAAATTTTAATATAAAAATCGAAAAAATTATATATATTAGTTGCTATTGTGGAGTATATATTATAGTTATACTTGGAGTTTAAAAATAAAATGTTTCACGAAAGATTATAAGGAGTATCATGGAAAAATTTAAGTTATCCGAAGGGTTTATAAATAAATACAAAAGAAAGAAACCACCATTTGGTTTTAATGGATTAGGTGAATTGGTCTATATGAGAACATATTCAAGAATTAAAGAAGATGGTAAAAATGAAAGATGGTGGGAAACCGTTCAGAGGGTTGTAGAAGGCACTTACTCTATGCAAAAGAATCATATTGAATCACATCAATTAGGTTGGAATGCATGGCAAGCTCAAAAGTCCGCTCAAGAAATGTATGATAGAATTTTTACAATGAAGTTCTTACCACCAGGTCGTGGTTTGTGGGCTATGGGAACGCCAATTACTGAAGAAAAAGGTTTGTATGCAGCACTAAACAATTGTGCGTTCGTATCAACAAAAACAATTAAAGAAGATTATTCCAAACCATTTTGTTTCCTAATGGATGCAAGTATGTTAGGTGTTGGAGTAGGATTTGATACAAAAGGTGCAGGAGAGATTGTAGTCAAAGGTGTAAACAAAGATAGAAATGAAGAAGTATTTGAGATACCAGATACTCGCGAGGGTTGGGTAGAATCTTTGAAACTACTATTAGAAAGTTATTTTCATGGGACAGCTTCAGTAAGTTTTGACTATAGTAAAGTCAGACCAGCTGGTGTTCCAATAAAAGGCTTTGGTGGTATGAGTTCAGGACCTGAACCATTGGAAGAAGTACACGAAGATATTAGAAAAGTATTAGAGAAAAATAGTGGGGAACCAATCACAATCACAACAATCGTAGACATAATGAATCTGATTGGTAAGTGTGTTGTAGCTGGTAATGTAAGAAGAACAGCTGAGATTGTATTCGGAGATCCACACTCAGAAGAATACTTAGACTTAAAAAACTATAAAGTAAATCCACATCGTGACCAATATGGTTGGACAAGTAATAACTCTATCTTTGCAGAACTCGGTATGGATTATACAGAAGTATCCAAGAGAATTGTAGATAATGGTGAACCAGGTTTAGCGTGGTTAGAAAACATGAGACACTACTCAAGAATGAAAAATGGTGGAGATGACAAAGACCATAGAGCTATGGGTGGAAATCCTTGTTTAGAACAAACATTAGAAAGTTACGAATTATGTTGTTTGGTAGAAACATTTCCTGATAATCATGATGACTTTGAAGATTATGCTAGAACATTAAAATATGCTTATTTATATGCAAAAACAGTAACATTGGGTAGAACTCATTGGAGTGATACCAATAGAGTGATGTTAAGAAATAGAAGAATTGGATGTAGTGTTAGTGGAGTAGCACAGTTTATAACTAATCGTGGGTTACATAAACTTAGAAAATGGTTAGAAAATGGTTATGATGTTATTCAAGATTGGGATAAGATGTATTCCGATTGGTTTGCAGTACCACGTTCCATCAAAACTACTTCAGTAAAACCAAGTGGTACAGTTTCACTATTAGCGGGTGCTACTCCTGGTTTACATTATCCTGAATCAAGATTCTATATTAGAAGAATCAGGTTATCAAAACATTCAGAGTTAATAGAACCTTTGAAAAAGACAGGTTATAAAATAGAACCTGCATTTGGTTCAGAGGACTCTACATTGGTTGTCGAGGTACCAGTAGATGTAGGTGAGGGAATACGAACAGCGGGGGAACTTTCTATATGGGAACAATTTAGTTTAGCAGCTTTTATGCAAAGACATTGGGCAGACAATCAAGTAAGTTGTACGGTAACTTTTGATCCTGAAGAAGAGGGTAATCAAATACCGAACGTACTGAATTATTATCAGTATTACTTAAAGGGTATATCCTTATTACCAAGACACGATTGGGGTGCATATCCACAAATGCCATATGAATCAATTGATGAAAAAGAATATGGTAAACAAGTGAAAAAACTTGGAAACTTATCTTTCGGTGTAATCAAAAATGAAGAGGCCGAAATAGATAAATTTTGTAACAACGATAGTTGTGAAGTTCCAAGTTTAACTGGTGATAATGATGACCAAGAATATGGTAATTAAGATTTCACATACCCAGATAGGCAGGTGACGCACCTATGGAAAAATGCGTCAATTCAACAATAACAAGGAGATTCGATATGAGAAATCGTAATCTAATTGCTATGATGATGACTATACTTACACCGATGATGTTATTTGCACAATCGGTAACGGGGAAAGTTACATCAGATGCAGGAAATCCCTTAGCTAATGCTAACATTGTAGTAGTGGGTACTGATATTGGTACTACATCTACCGACTCAGGTGAATTTTCACTTGACTTGGCAGTAGGAAACTACACAATCACAGCAACAGTTATTGGATTCAAACCTCTATCCACAGAAGTAGAAGTAGTTGAAGGTACGGTTCAACCCGTAAACTTCGCACTTGAACTAAATGTGATAGAGTTATCAGACGTTGAAGTTTTAGCTTCACGAGCTGATGAAAAAACACCTGTTGCTTACTCGATGGTAACAAAAGAAGATATGGAAGTACGTCTTGGTAGTCAAGATATTCCGATGATTCTTAACACGACACCATCGGTTTATGCAACTCAACAAGGTGGTGGTGCGGGTGATGCTCGTATCAATGTTCGTGGATTCAACCAACGTAACGTAGCTGTAATGATTAACGGTGTTCCCCAAAACGACATGGAAAACGGATGGGTATACTGGTCTAATTGGGACGGTGTTGGAGATGCTGCAGCATCAATTCAGATGCAAAGGGGCTTATCGGCAGTCAACTTAGCTACGCCATCAATCGGTGGAACCATGAACATCATAACTGATCCTACCGCTTTCGAGAGGGGTGGTAAGTATAAACAAGAGTTTGGTGCAGGTGGTTTTCTTAAAACTACGTTAACTGGACATACAGGTCTTATTGGTGATAAATTCGCACTTAGTGGAACTATTGTTCGTAAAACTGGTGATGGTATTATCGACAAAACATGGACAGACGCTTGGGCATACTACTTAGGAGCAACTTACGCAATCAACGATGGTCACAGAATTGAGGCTTACATCGTTGGAGCACCACAACGTCACGGTCAAAATCTGTACAAACAGAATATCGCTACCTACTCACAAGAGTTAGCAGGTGATGTTGATGGATATGATGTCAGTGCATTTGAAGAAGGTGCTAAGTTCGAAACAGAAGGTGGTCGTACATTCAACCAAAATTGGGCTCCTGTTAGTTCAGACTATAAAGGTCAACAATATTGGTATATGTATGGAGTTGGTGGATTGTTTGATAAAGGACTACGTAACAGATATAGTTCTGATTTCTTAAATGAAAGAGAGAACTATTTCCATAAACCATTAATGAACATCAACCATTTCTTGACTATCAACGAAAAGACAAGACTAAGTTCAGTATTGTATTGGAGTGGTGGTTCTGGTGGTGGTACTGGTACATATGGTTCTTCATTCAGAGCTCCAGCCGTTGAAGGACAGAAGTGGTATAGAAGTTCACCCTGGCAATGGGATTGGAACGCAGCTATTGCAACCAATTCAGACAGAGTTGATACTGATTTTCACGCAACTGAAAATCGTTCAAAAGGTATTCTTCGTAACTCAATCAATAGACAAAATACTTATGGTTTGATTTCTAAATTAAACTATGATGTATCAGACGAACTTGAAGTTCAAGTGGGTCTTGATTGGAGAACTGCAGGAATCGAACACGCTAGAGAAGTTCGTGACCTACTTGGTGGTGACTACTACGTAGATTATGCTGATGACAACGCACCTGATGGTAAAGTTGTTCGTTTAGGTGATGAAGTAGCTTATTTCAACTCAACAACGGTTGATTGGATTGGTGGATTTTTACAAGGTAACTACACAGCTGATAAACTAAATGTTTATGGTATGGGTGGATTATCAAGTATTAAGTATTCCTACCAAGACCACTTTACAGTAGCTAACGAAGTAGTTAAAGCAGACGCTATCTCAACTTTCCAAGTTAAGGGTGGTGCTACGTATGATGTAGATGACAATGTATCTGTTTTTGGTAACGCTGGATACGTTCAGAAACCACCAATTATGGATAACGTAATCTATTATGATGGTACTGTATCTTCAGATCCTGATAATGAGAAATTCATATCAACTGAAGCTGGTGTAAACTTCAAAACTGAGAACGTAGCTGTAAAAGTAAACGTATATAATACTGATTGGCAAGATAGAAACTTGACAAAGGCAGTTCAGTCTGGTCAAGGTTCATCGGGTGATACTGATGTTATCTTCCTTAGTGGTATTAATCAGAAACATCAAGGCCTTGAAATTGAAGGTTCTATGAAACTTAATGAATTGGTTCGTTTAGACGCAGCAGTATCATTTGGTACATGGAAGTTTGATGGTGACGCAAAAGGTAACTACCAAGAAGACCAATACAACGCTGAAGGTCAAGTCATTGGAGTTACTCAGACACCATATAACTACGCACTTGATGGATTAATGGTAGGTGACCAACCGCAGACATCTTATGTCTTAGGAGCAACACTTACACCAATCAAAGGTCTTAGACTACAAGGTATCTTTAAAATGTACGATAAGAACTACGCTGATTGGAGTCCTGATTCAAGAGAATACGATGGTACAGACGCGGGAGCTGACAGAAGTCAAGTTTGGGAAGCACCGTCTTACAATCGTTTAGACCTACATGGTTCATACAAACTACCAAAAGTTGGTGGTCTTGATATGAGTCTAACTGGTCACATTTTCAACGCTCTTGACGCACTTTACGTACAAGACGCAGTTGATAACAGTCCTTATAATGGTTTCGGTGATAAACTTCACCTACCACATAACGCAGAGGTATTCTTAGGAACACCACGTTATGCTAACATAGGGTTGACAGTCAACTTCTAAGTAATTTTAGGGGGGATTAATTTCCCCCCTTTTACGGAGTATTAAATGAACGAAAAATTATATAAATATGGAGTGATATATCTTGGTACAGCCATTATGATGTTATCACCTTATTTTATAAATTCACATATAGGAAAGATAGGGATGTTAATTGGTTTAGCTCTACTTACTATTCAAACTCAAAAAACCAAACAATATAATTTATCCTTACTTAACATAGTAGGATTTTGTGGTTA